CTATTTAAACGTACCATAAGGCACCACGTTACACCGATTTGATTCCTCGCCTGCTGCTACATAGCGACGTACACCACTACGACTAACATACGATACCCAAATGTATCCATCGGCAATATAGACCGAATCATAATTAAACTGCTCGCCATTCGTGTACGTTGCCACAACTTTACCGTCTACACCAGGCTTGTCTCTGACATTGAGCAGAGATACTTTAACGGTCATTGTCCCTTGCTCGTCTTTGACCTTACCGAGATTGCCACTGCTTGCCTGTGTTGCCACTGCAGCAGAGTCGCTGTAAGGCGGATAAAACCAGCCAACAAGATTGCTGATTTGCTGACTAGAATACTGAGCAGGACCACCGACAGACAGATTACCAACTAGGTTCTGCTCAATAGTTTGGACAGTATTGCCATTAACTCCGATAATCAGACCAGTATGCCCATAGTTGATACCGTCACCTGCCCAGTAATTCTTGACAAAGATAGCCCCTGGACGTGGACGTTCTGAGGTAGGCATGTAATGCACCTCAAAGTCGTGTTGCTTGGCTGACTTTATCAAATCAATGGCATTGCCCCACAAAGGCTTGCCGAAGAATTTTCCGCAAATCCAGTTAGGTAGGTCTACACACTGCTTACCGTACCAACCATCATAGTCTACACCTTGTCCACGGTTGGCTAGGTCTTTAGCAAAATTAACTACTTCATTTACTGTTGTCATCTAATACCTCCAAAATTGGTACAAGTAGAAATGCAATTGGCGCCAAAATAATCAGCGCCAACACACAAAATGTTGTCTTTAATATCCTCATCGTTTGTCTGCCTTTGGCTCGTAATAGTCAAGAGCCTGCTTGCTATCTGATACTCCCGCAGTCGTCGGGTCATTGATGATACCGACAACAGTCAAGATAGACATAATCGTCGCAAAGGTCGATTCCCAATTCTCAGGGACCCAATTAAAGCCCAATTGTTGAGACAAAAGTACCAATAACGGTACTAGTGTCCACCAAAATGTTTTATTGCGTAAACGTACGCCCCAGTTAATTTTCATGAATGTTACCCCTCTTTCATAATGACGCGTTTTAGCTCTCGGATATCTTCTCCCATGCTTTTGACCTGCTCCGCAAGGACCAAGATTGCCTTGTTTTGCTCATCGTGACTATCTAGTCGACGATTAGCGCTTTCCTTGAATTCTTTGAGATTTTCAATATCCTTCTCCAATACTGTAATACGATTCTCTTGCTTTGTAATCTTGGCCGAGAAATTAGTCCACAATCCAACGACTGTAGACACAAATCCAACTAACGCATATACATGTTCTGGTCTGATATGCATAGGCTACCCCTCTCCAAGTAGTTCAGCCAAGATTTCCTCATCTTCAACCATCTTTGTGAGATAAGCCTTGATTTTATTTTTGATAATATCTGAAAAAGGCAAATCTTTATATTTGATACGTCCTTCGAAAATTTCAATTGCGTAAAGTTTAATCATCATATCTGTTCTCCAATCTTTATTTTTAAATAAGTTCCAAGGCCTCTTCGACAACTTCATCATCAAATAGACCAGTTTGCAATAAATCTTCATCCGTAAGCAACCCCTTCCCATACAATGTCATAACGACCTGCAAGAATGCAGCACGGGATGACGCAGACACCGTGACCTGCTCTTTAACCTTTTCAAGATTCTTTGTAGCTTCTTCGGCAATATCATCAACCTTGGCAAGACGCTTGCCAATCGCATTGAATTTCTCATCTTCTGCTCTGTTTGGGAAATTGTCCTGATAGATTTTCTCGAGTGCCAACTCAAACAGTTCTGCATCTGACTTATCAATAGCTTCTTTATCGAAATAGATGGGATACATAGCTCCTTCATCATTGATAAGTAATACTCTAGTTTTCGGATGTTCCCCTTGCGCATATTCCAGTGATTTGTTTCCAAATTTTAACCTCATAGCTGTTCCTTTCTAACTTGGATATGGGTCGTTAGTGATGTATGTAATCGTGCCAGTATATACATGAGCACCCCCAGTCCCATTTGTTAACCTAATTTTTCCATCAGATGCGAAATGTAATATCGACGGTGATTTTGTGAAGCTACCTGAATTAGGTACAATGACCATGTGAGCCTCAGCTGTCGGTCGATACCCTAACGGGATAGTCTCAATCATTTGCCTATACTCAAATACATCAATGTTAGTAATGCGGCGATTGAGTGAGATAGTGACTAAGTTATCTTTGCGCGTCAAAGTAGCATTAAGTCCATACGGAAATCCCATCGTCAATGTCTTTAGTGGTTTCTCTTGTAATAGTGGATGGTCAGTTGTTGCATACTCTTTCCAAGGACTCCAAGTGCTGTTATTTTTTACTCGAAACGCTGAGGCAACTCCGTTGAAATCAATAGACTCTTGCGCACAATAAATATCATTATGTTTCATCACGCGAATGTATTTCCACGAATGTTGTCCGCTAAAAGAAGGTTGATTCTTCATATTGTAGCCCATATAAAAACCCGTATCACCATAGTTATTCCAATCACCGCTAGCTCGGATTGCGCGACCGTCATTACTTGTCAACTGATATTGCTGTATCCGCTTACCGCCTGCATAAATATCTCCAGCTACATCCAATGACCCTGCTGGACCTAATTCAGGAATTTTTCCTACGCCAAACCTACCATCCTTATCGCAAGCATTAATCACCGTCTCAGTTCCTACATTAGTTGAAGCGATGGTAGGATTTGAGGAGGTGAACTTATCACTGAGTTTAGCTCGTACAGTCCAGGATGAAGTTGAGTCGTAAGTTCCTCCTAAATTCGCTTCGCTATTAGTCAACGTGAATATCGTAGTCCATTCTCCTCCAGCTGATCCAGTATCGACGACATATGAGGTACTCCCTAATTGAGCAACTTCAAATACTAATTTTGTACTATTTTTATACACTCCACCGAAACTCAAAGGAGCGACTTTGATAGTACGTAAAACTTGAATAGTATTAGGATTTTCCCGAGTCCTTAGAACTTGAATGGATATTACGGGAGCATAATATTCAAGTAATGTGATAGTCACATCTTTAGTAGCACTAACTCTTCCTCGGCTGTCAGTCACTGATGCTCTAATAGTAGCAGTTCCATTAAAATTCATTGGACCTAGAGTTCCGCCATTTGAGGTAAGAATTATATCCCTATTCAAAACTTCCGCTCTAAATCCCTTTATAGTAGAATTATAAATTCCTGATGCGCCATTAAAGGTTACTTTAATATTTGACATGATTTGGACGAAAGTATTTCCAGTTATCAAGGCTTTAGCAATCGCATTTTGGTCATCTAATGTAATTCCTGTGAAAGTTGGAATGACTGAACTTGGAACATTTGCCGTAAATTGCTTAGATTGAGTTCCAATTTTAGTTGAGCCTGAATAAGTATCAACATATATAGTTCCAGTTCCTGAAACATTGTTTGGCAACTCGTTACAAAAATCCATAGGAATTGTCCATGAAGCTGAAGTAGTTAATCCAGATGCTATCGTTCCTGAACGACTTCCCCATGCCCATCTCAAAGTATGAGTAAATGAAGTAGAAGCTCTATTGATAGTGATAGCAAGAGGACTTCCAATCGTTCCAGTTGAAAATGAAATTGAGCTAGAACGAGGAATAGTTTTTAGACTAACATTCCCTGATACTTTGATAACTCCATGCAATCCATTGTTAGGGTTGAACGTCGCTGAAAACCCGAAGCTCTTAGTACCGTCTGCGTTGTGACCCACCGTAGTTGAACCGCTTGCCATTTGAAATTCTTCGCCAGAAGTGCGCCAACGAGGATTGGATGAATGCACTCTACTGCCGTTTAGGTCAAGACTGAGTGTACTATCTCCATCTTCGTTATATGTGTAGTACGCCCCTGTACGACTTACAGTCATTCGCCAATTGACAATAGTTGTGTTATTAGCGATATTTTGCGTGCTAGGTTCGATATATACATTTAGATATAGCGAACCGCTTGCACCACTAAATTTTGCCATCTCCTAATCTCCTTTCTATCCCACATACCTACATACGTTTATATCTAGGTTAGTAGGATGTTGCTCTGTTCTAAATCTACCAATCTGCAATGACTTAGTAAATACACCATTGTCGATATTGATTACGCCTTGACTAATATACATAACTTCTTTACCTGCAGAATACATAGCAATTCGGTCATAAGTAACTCGAATCTGCGAAACATTATCGTTCGTTCCTATGACTATTCCTTCGTCAGCTTCAGTGATGTAAGTTTCAATAAATGTTTTAGTCTTAGATAATCCTCCAAGCGTTTCAACAATTCCGTCAACTCTTCTTCCTGCTTCAATCAAATCAGCCTCGGATTTTGCTACCGCCTTGTCATTAGCCTCAACATAAGCATTATAGGCACGCTCAAGGTCACTTAGAGTTTCCATTGCTGCCTTTGCCTCCAACTCCGCCTGCAGAATACCGGCACGCTCATTAAGAGCATTGAGCTGTTCTTGGGTTAGTGCTTGGTCGGCTTTGGTATTTATTGAGCTTTCTAAATCTAGGTAGGAAGGCCTCCAAGGAAGTTCAACATTCCCATCACTAAGTATCATGTCGGCTATGTAAATTTCTATTCCTGCAGGTAGATACCAGAAATATGGTCTAAAGAAGCAAAGAGATATAGGTATGAATGAATAGGATACCCTTTGCCATTCTCCTTGCTTAATGGAGCTGACGCTCCAACTAGCATCTCGGTGCTGATGAAATCTATCTCCTGTTCCATTCCAAGTCGCCGAATAGCTCCCAATTACTTGATGATGTCCTAGGGAGTTATAATTGAACGAAATAGATACCGAACTCCAAACGGAGAAAGTGAACGTATATTTACGATTTGGATATAAATTATAAATAGGTCCTTGACCATCAGGATTTTCATTTGAATTTAGATATACTCCATTGTGTTTGTCAGCTACTGAGCTAGCAATAACTATTTTGTACGCATCTTTTCCATCCTTTTGCTCTACAGACAGAGTGGCGGACTGGGATTTTCTAAAAAATCTCATATTTTCAGAACTTACCGCCGTCCATCTCATTAAGTTTTCATTTCCAACCTCAATCTTTGCCCATCTATCAGCCCAACGATACTTAGTCTTGTCCGTACTATCAGCTTGTGTATAGTCACTATAATGTCCCATGTACCGCTGACCATTATCAGACGTGGTCAGACCTGTACCGTCAGCATTGTCTGAGTAAGCCCAATGGACTACAGCAGTTTGACCATCATTAACATTAGTCAGTGTCAGTTGGTTGGATGCTATCAATCGTGCCATCTGAGACCTCCTCTAGCCCAATGATGTAGGTCATGTACCCATATGTATCCCAAATCTTTTCAATTGCTTTTGACTCGCTTTCTGCTTCGATAAGCACAACTTCAAGTTGTCCACCAAGTTCAATTTCTGCACGAATCATACGCCACCCCCTTACTCGAATACTTCACAAAAATACGTTGCCTTATCTGCAATCTCGCTTGCTGACACAGATATTGTTTTCCCTGTCTTGTACTGATTACCTGTACCGCCAAAATTAGCATCTAGTACACCGTTCTTATCACGCTTAGACCATTTGTAGGTGTATCCAGTCCCTGCTGTGTCTAACTCCTTGCCTTTGCGATATAACCGTGCTTTTAACGACGTACTACCAGATGAGTTTTTAAACGTGTTTCCAGCAGTAGATTCAACCACCACAACAATCGGGTCTGAAAAGTCTAAAATCGTTGCAACACCCGTTGCTTTTTGACCGCTCGTCCCCCCGACTTTATCGATACACACAACTTTGTAAGTCTGCGAATTGAGAACGGCGCTTGCAAGTACTGTCAACACGCCCTGCGCTGTTGTATTAACTGTCGGCTCGACATTTGGTGTCTGACCAGTTGTCGTAGAGTTACACAAACGCCACCCAATACCGCCATCAGCGTCATAACCAGTTGAGCTAGTGGATGATACTGAACTGTCCGCATAAAAGAATTTAATCTGCTTGCTACCGCTTGACAGGGTATTACCCTTGTACAAATCAGCGTTGATAGTCAAGTTAGCTGGTTGGTTGTTGTAAAACGTATTGCCTTTGCCTGTGTAGACATTTAAAACCAATGATTGCTTGCCCAGCTGGACTGCTAACAAGTCAATACTTGCCCTAAAATCAACCTTTAACCCAGTGATAGGGTCTGTCCACGTACCTACCGCCTCGTAACGCTTAGCGCTCTTATCTGATGGTACATTTACTTTCGTGGTCAATTTTTCGTTTTTGCTACCAGACAGGTACTGGTTATCAGTAGTTGTTACACTTGTGATTTGCGTCTTAGTAGTGCCGTTATACTCGTACCAACTAACATTGCTAGCTTGGCTGATGATAGATGCTGTCTGGCCAGCCTTAGTAAGATTGAGTGTCAGTACTTGCGGTGAGCTAGCATATGATGGATTGTAGCTGTTTGCTGTCTGGTCAAACACCTGCGTTGTTGTCTGCGTCGCCGTGATAAAAGCGCTCAGTACGGGCGCATCTGACAAGTCTGTGATGGTAATTTGACCGCTTGAAATAATTCCCATATATCGTAATTCCTTCCTTAAATTGGTTCAACGGCGCACTCAAACTGAGCACGTCTAAATACGTCTTGTTGCGTGATAGTTATAGATTTGGACGAATACGTGTGTGCTTGATTCCAAGCAGTATCTGCGACGCCATCTGCGTCCGTCTTAGTCCAAATGTAGCTAAATTGACTGCCATCTGTATCAATCTCTTTTCCACCTCGCCACAACGTGGCAGTAAGTACCGTGTTGATGAGATTGTTTTTAAACAAGTTGCCGTTGCTGGTCTTGATGGTCATGAGGATGGGCTCAGCTAAGTTTGTTAGAGTCACCTCTGTGCTGGCCACCAACACGTTATCCACGTAGGCAGATACTACTAAGTTGGACGTTTCCTTGACGTCATAACCACTAACCCTAAAATTCACCCCTGTTGTCGTCACGTCCCCTAGTGTCCAACTCCAAACAACACTTGATACAGACGGCTGACCACCTTTGTAAAGCCTTGGAGTAATTACGGTCTCGCCTTCTTGATTCTTAAAAACAACCCCATTATCAGTAGCCAGTTTGATAAGGTAGGGTTTAGAAGCTTCGAATAGTTCTTGCCAACGCTCCTGAATACCACTTGACAACTTGCTTTTAAGCGCTCTGACATTGTCAAATACAGTCTTATTCGTACTTGGCTTGGTGAAACTAATAGTTTGTTCTGAAACACGCACTTCCAGCAACAAAGCGGGATAGAAATCTCCGTCGTAGACCTTGGCGGTATCTCCTATCTCCAAATCAACATAACCATCAATTTCATAAGTCATCGACGGATAAGCTGAACGCATTAACTCTTTGTAAGCCTGTGTCCTAAGTGTTTCCTTGCTTTTAGTATCCACAGTAATGTCTTTGCGAGTATATTTATCACGATTGCCAGTAGAACCCGTCCATGTGGATGGGTATTTCTGCATAGAAATAGGAGCGTAGAGCATTTCTCCTTGTTGGAAAAACTCCACCACTCCATTTTCATTTTTTACTTCCCAAGGTCCTAACCCTGCGATGGTTATTTCTTGACCGTTTTCGCCTTGTGCAGTCGGTCTAATGGCATTGACAATCAAATCCGTTTTATCAATCTTACGCTTAATAGAACGAATATTTTTGCCTTTTTTCAAAATAATGTCGGACCGAACTTTTCCAACACCTTGATGTTTATCATCGTGTTCTCGATAGACGTTCAATATAAAATCTTTGATAGTCCCGTTAGCGTTCAGTTTAACCTCAAAGTCGACCTCTGCATCAAACTTATTGGCCAGCGATAGAATACGGTTCAACTTGGTATCTTGACCTTCCCATCCAAGTGTGCGTTTTTGGTCTGAAATTTCGTTAACACCAATTCGTAAAGTCGCAAATTCCAACAAGCCCATAACATCGCAATATTCTTTGAATGTACGAGCTTTGTCAGATTTGAATGGATTGGTGTATTCGTTAGTCAATTCCAAGTTCAAATCTTTACAAGTACAGGTAATGGTATGTTCAGTCTCTTCAATAGTCATGACATTAAAGAGATATGTCCGTCCTTTGTACACAAACGAAACGAAAGATCGATCATTCAGTGCATTTGCGGTTTGATAAGGGGCAACATCCGTCTGGATGGTTTGTTTAAATACAGTAAATTCAAAAAGGCTACTTGCTTTACTCAGATAACGTGTCCACTTATCGTTGTAAAAATTCAAAGTCCCCTGTTTATTGTTATCAATAAAGGCAACTTTTTGTAAATTGTTATCATGAATCGTTAAAATCATCTATAAGTGCCTTTCTTCTATATTTACAGAGACGGTCGGAGTCTTTTGAATAAAGCTAGACAACAAAATTTCTAATTGAGATTTGCCCGGAGGAATAGTCAAATTCCAACCAGACCCATCTACAACCTGATGATTTGCGGGTAGTCCGTCAATTGTAACCAAGTCTTTTTCGACATCCAACACTACGGTAGAACCAATCTGAAAACGATTAGGAACATCTACAGTTCCCGTCACAAAGTCCTTGCGATAGACTATACTGTCTAAATACATGTGATGGATATGTGGGTGACTTCCCAAAGCGCCTAAAGCGACGTGAATCTTGGCAGATTTTCGACCTTTGATTTCAGGCACATAGAATTGAGGATACGAACCCCACCAATGAACTTGTAACATATCATCACGTCTTAGAATATCCGCCCAACCTCTCTCTGCATTGAATGGATTGTCGCTATCTAAATGTGTGCATTTAAACGGCCAACTCCTCAAAATCTTGTATCCACTACGCCCATCTGAGACAAGCAGATTAAATTCCGAGTCTACACCGTTTCCACGTTTGAATGTTTCGACACCATACAAAAAACGGCCCTCTGTATCAGAAACCGTTAATTTGATAAAACCTTTTTGCATGACACTTCCTGCCCAGAAGATTTGCCTCCACCAAATATACTCATTCAAAGCACCTCTATCACTACTACTGTCCAGCGGAATTTCCCAAGTAATAGAACCTGCATGATGCGGGCCAGAACCAGCACCTCGACTCCCCATAGCTAAGTGCGGGCGACCAAACTCATTTTTTATATACAGTTGAGTGTCTAACGATTGTGATAAATCATTTAGAATAGCTGTGTTTTTTTGACCTTGCGCAAAGCCTTTGACAATACCGTTGTCAGAGACATAATCGAAAAGAATTTCCGAACGCTTATACGTCTCCGTGTCTGCTTCTTCTCGGTCTCCGATTTCTAGGGCATTGTTTTGGTTTATGATGCCGATATAGCCGTTTTCGGAATTGTGTTTTATCGTAATGATAGGAGGAGCAGGTACGTTTCCGTTGTTCACTAAATCAAAGACCAACTTCCCGTTTTCTTCTCTTGGATTGTCAAAACGTTTATAGGCTGTCGAATGAGCGACACCGTCAGGGATTAGGAATTCGATTTCTCCTTTTTGATACCAGCTACGAACATTATCTGGTTCAATCTCGCCAATAACTAATGCTAGATAATATTTATCAGGCTCATCAGAAAAAGTTAAGCGCGCTACCTCGTCAGTTCGAAATACACCGGCTAATTCGTGCTTAACACTTTCTAAATTTGTCCCTTTAAGAGTAAAACCGACTTTGATGGTTTTAGGACCTATTTTTATTTCATGTACATTAACACCAATAGCTGGAGCGTCATTTGTTGAGACACTCCTACTATTGCCGATAGAACGTTTAATATCAGTAATGCGCATGACTTGCGATAAATCATAGCCATTAAAAACAACTGATAAATTTGTCATTAAATCCTCCTTAACATCATATCGATTTTATCTGCTGGACTCTGATAGTGAGAGAGTTTTTCTCCCAACCTGCCTACCAAAGTTCCATCCTCAAGCACCATGTAAACAGGTCTTTGCAAAGCTTCTTCTGCAATCTCCAATGCACGATTAACTTGTTCTTTAGATTTATCAAACACATGTTCGATTTTTTCGGTAACAGTATGCTTACTGCTGCTTCTTACCGTCACTTGACTAGCTAGACTCTTATCCAATCCTAATGATACTTCTGGTGCAGTAATAGTAACCGATTGTTTCAATTTAGCCATTGTACGTTCAAGGACATCTTTATCTGCTTCGATACCAACTGCGATACCTTGAGGAATAAAGCGACCGACTTCGTCTCTCATGACACGGGATGGAGAGTGAATGTCTAAAGCACGCTTAATTGTAGAAGTTACTCGACTTGCAACAGAATTGGCGGCAGCGATAGCAACTCCAGCATTAGCTTGGATACCACCAGCCAAACCTTGCATTGCCATTGCTCCAATTTCCGAAAATCTACCGCTGATTCCTGAAAAAGGTTCTCTCAATTTAACTGCTAGATTCTTCACTTTACCAACTGGAGAATTAGTGCCGTTGGTGATACCATTCGCGAGACCTTCTGTGATATGTCCACCAAATTCGGTAAACACTCTTGAAGGCGAGTGAATACCTAGATTTTCCTTGAATCCTTGTTGTATTTTTGTCCCTACAGACTTCGTGGCTTCTACAGCTTTAGCAGAGCCATTTTCTATTCCTACTGCCGCACCGTTAGGGACTTCTTCGCCTAACGAAGCAAAATTGGCATTTGCTAGTTCTGCTTGCAAGCCACTTGTTATATTGGTTACTAGACCTTTTACCTTATCTGGTATCTCTACACCAGCAGAATCCATAACGCTTCCCATAGCGTTTTTAGCCGCTTCTGCGTTAGCTCTAAAGTTCTCTTGCAAGACCGACAACTCTTCATCCGTCGCATTAACAAAAACCTGAGTTTGCGCAGCACCTTCTGGACCCATTTGACGTAACTGCTCTAAGACTCCCTGGTCAACACCACGTTCTGCCAAAATAGCAAGGTTAGAGGACCACTGTTCAATAGCGGCACGGTTCGTCTCCAAATTAGCATTGATTTGTTCAATCGATATAGCCGATTTTTGCTCGATTGCGTCAAACATGCCTGTTGTCGTTTCAAGTAGCTCGCCATACTTAGAACGCATATTGTCAATAGCTGTTTTTTGTGCTTCTGACATATTCTCGTAAGCAATGACTTGTCGATTTGTACCATTTTCGGCTGCTGCAGCCATCGCTTCGGCTGCTGCTTGTTGGACTGCAGAAGTTTGTTCGTACTCAGTCTGTAAAGCAGCCTGAGTCGCTTGTAGTTCAAGTTCCTGTTCGTTCAGCTTTTTCAACTCTTCTCGTCGCTTAGCATCTGAAACATCAGAAGCGTTGTTCCACTCCGTGCGCAACTTGGCAATCTCGGCTAATTGTGCTCCAATATCAGCACGTTGTTGCTCAATATCCAGCAAGTTTTTTTGACTGGCTTCCCATGTGCTCTCAGCTTCCATTGCAGATATACGAGCATTAATCTGTTCAGCATTGTGCGACAACGAGTCGGTATTCTTGTCATAGGCCAAGTTCAAACCTTCTACAGAATCATTAAGTGTTTGAATTTTCTTCTGCAAATTCTTCTTATCGGCGGCAGACTTATTCTCTTTTTGTGAAAGAGCGACAATTTCCGCAGAAAGTTTTTTATACGATTCACGGTTAGCTTCCACGTCTTGTAAGCTATCTTTTCGCGCTGCCGCACTATCTTTAACAGATTTCTTTAGATTGTCTGTGCTTTCTGCCAATTCCTCTTGCACTTTGGACAGACGCTTAGACTCTTCAGATTCCCTTGTCAGCCATTGCCATAACGCAACACCAGCTCCGACTAACAATCCGATACCTGCGATTACCCAGCCTATAGGGCCTGTTAAAGCGGTAAGAGCGGCTTTAAGAGCCGTTACTGCTGCGGTGCTTGCGATGGTTGCGGCAGTTGATAGACTAATGGTTCCTGTCAAAACACCGTACAGAACATTAGAAACGGATAGTACTCCGTTATTAGCCATATTTATTACCATTTGAGCTTTTGTAACAGAACCACATACGGCTTGTGCTTGAGTCATTAAGTTAATAACTGCTACAGCGGATTTTGCCGAAGCAGTAAAACCGGTCCACATAGTCGTAAAACGCCCCCACATATCAACTACTGTATTAGCCGCTCTCATCGCCAAAATAGCTGAGCCTAAAGTTATCAATACGGGGGTCAAGGCTTGTGCTGTATCAATACCTTTATCCAAAACACCAAACAAAAAAATGAATACAGGAGTAGAAGACTTGATTGCACCGTTTACAACTTTGAAAGCAGCAGTAATCACCACCTTCATGCTATCGAAGTGTTCTGCGATAGTTTTGCCTGATACTTCTTTAGATAAATCATCTAAAGCTTTAATTGTCCCAGCTACACCACGGACAACTGCGTTTTTTAAGTTGTTAAACGATGTGGCAATCCCTTTACTGTTTTCTCGAGCTAACTCCGCAAAACCTCCTACACCCTTGTCTAATTCAACTAATCTGTTTGAAAATTGATCAAAGGTAATTTGTCCGCTCTTCAAAGCTGCATAAAAGTCACGTTGTGCGGATTTTCCTGCAAATCCAAAACTTTCAGCAGTCTTTTGTAGAGCATACGGCATTGTTTCTTGCAACGTCTTCCATGATTGCAAGTCCACTGTCCCCGCAGATAACATCTGGCTAAACTGGTCTAGACCACGACTTGCATCTGCACTTGAAGCGCCTGATGCAAGGAATGCGTTATTCAAGGCTAGTGTAGTATCTGTAGATTTCCGAAGATTTCCCGTAATAGACGTCAATCGTTGAGCTGTACCCACAACCTCATCCAGAGTTGTAGGTAGCCCGTCAATGCCATTTGCGAGCTTGTCTGTTGAACTAGCAACATCTTCTGCACTATGGCCCATCGCTTTCATAACTCGAGGGAATTTTTCCAATGTATCAAATCGTTTAATAGCTCCATCAAGCGAGCTAACCAGTAAATCGACACCTTTTTTAGCTAAAGAGAAAACCGCTACGCCCAAAGCGAAGTTTTTGAGGGAAGTAGAGCCTTTTTTGCCTTTTTCCGCAACCTTATCCAGTTCATTATTTAAAACCTTGACTTGCTTACCATCAACATCAACTAGTATGGTTACCTTTCCATCAGCTGCCATCTTCTTCCTCCTCTCCGTCATCTAATCGATATTTAGCTTGTAGCTGTCTCATTTTCTGTCTATAGTCAGAACTTTCACCGCTACTTGGTTTCCATGCGCGAATTTGCACAATTTGTTGCATAACCGTATTATCTGGCAAGGAATTAAGTAGAGCTTTAAATTCTTGCCATGATAGTTGATTTTGAACTTTCAACAAATTAATTCCATAAGCTTGTAAAAAACTAGCATAGATGTATTCTGCGTCTTTCTCTAAATCCATTAGACGCGGACCTGTTCCCTCATTCTTGATTTGAGGCATCGGATTCCCTTGTCTGTCATACTGCACTTCGTCATCTTCTTGACTATCAATAAAATGCTTACGAATGTGTAACCACAAATCAATTGCAAGAGAAAACTCAACATCAAAACTACCTGTAATAATACCGACACAAGACTGGACTTTATCAAAGTCAGACAACAAATCATCTCGTAGACAATCAAATGTATCTAAGACTTTATTAAAAGATAGGTCTAATGGATAAACGACACCATCAAATTCGAAACTGTCATAAAGAGGGTCATTTAATCTCATTTGACCACCTACTTCTTAGCAGTTTTAGACTTTTTCTTATATTTGTTGATACGTTCTTTTACAATGTTTTCGCGCTCAATTTTTAACTCAGACAATTTCGCTTCAATCAATGCAGCCACCTTTTCAAGCGTTAAATCTAATGCTTGATGGTCCGGAAATTCTGCATATAATTTCTCAAATGTCCCATCGCCAAAGAGTAGATCATACTGAATTTCAAGTAGTTTTTTCTCCAGGTCAATAGCTCCAAGCAAGGTGTCCTTAGTGATACCTTCTTCTAACTTCTTGTCCAAATTCGCTTCGACAATTGATTTTTCAAATTCTGCCAACCGTTTTTGGGCTTCCTGTTCCAAATCGAAAAAAGTCACTAAGAACTCATCGGAAGTATCAAACCAAAGCTCTACTGGACCAATACTGACTGGAAAACCGCTACGAACAACATCAACACTGATACCGTTTGCCATATCTTCTCCTTTTCAATAAACAAAAAGAGAGGTACAAGACCTCTCTAGCCACCTACTGGCACAGACTCTTCCGGAATAGAATTGTAAGAAATCTTACATCCAAACTTCTCATACTCAGAAGCCGCCCCAGAACCTGCAATAATTTCGGTTACAGTCGCAAGTCCAACCCACTCTTTCTTCTTATCAGCAGATACGACTTTGTGCCAGACAAGACGGTCATTACCTAATTTGAGTTTCAAATCAGCGATATGCTTCTGCGCCTTGTCTTCTGGGTCGTACAACCCTTCAAATGAATAGGCAACTTTTACACCTGTAACGACCGTTTCTTCTGTCCCATCACTGTCGTAGTATGCCTGTTCATCAACTTTTTCATCTGTGTCATCTGTTACATCAGAAATCCATCTAGCCAATTCAAGCCATGCGTCCGTGTTTGGTTTCGCGTCAATGGATGTAAACGGTGCAATAAAATGCCCACGCAGAGCGTTCTTATGCTTTGCCATATGATTAATTCTCCTTTAATTGTGTTATATTTACTTTTGCGTTTAACAAAAAGACAAGCCACCCTTGCTCATGAACCTCATTCATAAACGGACGACTCGTCACCTCTATATCTTCTAAATCAAAGCTCCCATTAGCGCTAGGCAGGTCTTCTAGAACCTCTAAAAGACCTGCAATCTGCCAAAGAGAATCCTCAGCTAATTGACCTTGTTTAGACTTAATTGCAATCTCGATGTTAAGCGTTAACTCTTTAGTACCATCGTAGTATACTCTTTTCACCGAGCTACCTGGCAGAGTATAGACAACTAAACTTTCTTGGTCATCTAAATACCCAATTTTCATTTGAAAGGGCAAATTCAGATTTTCGTTAATATGTTTTTTAAGCTGACTAAGAAAGTCCATTAGAAACCTGCTCCTTTCACAAAACGCTGTACCCAATCGGTCATGTGGATTGCTTTAGCTTTTTCGTCCCAACGTTTTCCAGTACCTGGTGTTGTATACTTCCTGAAAGTAACAATCCCATTTTTACCGTAGAACTGTGCTCTAGCATATACTGTGTTCCAGGACACCTCTTTCCCATCACGAGACATATGCCCAGAAGGTCGCAATTTTCCGTCTCGGTTAGGTACATATTGGTCACTATCTAGCAAAATTTGGCTAGACATCGCAATGCGTCCTCTACGAATATTGTGGTCGCTCAATTTCTTTTTTGCCCCCTTCAAATCAACTTGAATCGAAATAGACACTACAGTACCTCCAATTCTACTGAATACAGCGCGTCTTTAAAAGGTTCCTTATTTGGAATCACATTGACGATAACATGGTCTATCCCATCAAAACGAAGTATTGACTGTTCTTTAAAAGTAGGCAACGGAGTAGTCAAGCCTTGGTAGCATAGCACAACTGCTTTATACTGGATTTCCTTGCTCTTTCCGTTCCAAGAATATTTCGATGAGCGGTCGATTCGAACATGGTTAATTGTCTGTTCGTCACCATACTCTCGTTTGTTATAATCGCCTTCTCCGATATACTCCAAATAGCCGACAGTTTCATTCAAGATTTCTATAGGTGGCTTTGGTATTCTCATATCAAATCCCCCTATAGAGCAAGCCGGTCCCTGTTAAACAGCCATAGACATCTTGCGCTACTAACGGTATTGTCCTAGAATTACCAGTTCCTGTCTTTCCGGATTTTGAAATAGAAGTACGACCAATACTGATATGTTCTGGTTCACGGTTTAATCCTTCAAAGGTATCTGTTTCCATATCGGAAAAGTAAATCAGTTGCATACAGATGGCTTTTTTAAACTGCTTGGCTCTAAATTTTACAGGGTCATCTTCTAGTTTATGTTGTTGATAGTATCGATTTGTCAACTGATCAACAACTTCCTCAGCTTTAGAAATAAAGCGACTATAGCTCTCGTGAGCGACCCTGTCAGAGCCGAGAATTTCAACAACTTCTTCAAAGGTTAAGAAATTCATGTCCTTCACCCTTTCTAGCTATATCACTCAGAAACCGATTCTGTTTTACCAACTTTGAGGGCATTGACAAGCTCTACCTCATTTCCGAAATAGAGCTTTCCTGCCTCGTTAATTTCATCGGCGCGCTTTTTTGTCAGTTCTACAACGTCTCCGATTTCACATAGAAGACATGTATCCTTATCTATATAAGCTTTCTTTACAGTGTATTTAGGCATCCGTCATCTCCTTTCTTACACAGAAGGAGCGAACGTGATTTCAACTGCCTTTTCAGCCTTATAAAGGTATACACCGTAATGTTTGTTCGCAATAATAGCGTTAATCAAGCGCTTCTTATCACGGTCAGTTTCCACCATGGTTTCACGTTTCAACATAATTTTCAGAGCACCTTCACGGACCAAGAAACCTGTCCCTTTTGGACATTTACGAGAACGTACAATCTGCACCCCTAGAATTTCACCATACACCCCAGAAACGATACGACTTGCACCAAGTTCCGTTGCAGATAGCCATGTCTTGCCTGCATCAAGTCGTAATGCAGAAGCATCTGCAGGGTTCAAAACTAAAACGGTTGGTGTATCATCTTCGTCATTGAAAATATCAAGCGCTTTAGACAGACCATCGACCGTGATACTTGCCGTAACGGTCTGAGTAGATTCTTGAAGAGCTACCAAAACGTCCGCGTCTACTTTATGGTCAATAGCTTGAACGATTTGTTTAGCCGCTTGACCTACTGGGTCGCCATAGCCAGAGAGAATCGCTTCGTCTGTGATTTCTACAGATTTACCAATCTTCTTGATGGTCATTTTGGTTTTTGTAAAACCAAGTTGAGTAACTGGAATTGGTTCACCCTCGGCGACTTCTTCCGCATCGCCAATGTAGTCCCATTTTGGCACGGTCAAAGTTGTACCTGGTTGACCTTGTAAGGTTGTGTCTACTTCTGCAAGTGGTGCAAATCGGATAGCTTTCCCGATTTCTGCATCAATCATATCCGCTAGAACCTCAGGGTCTAGCATTTGTTCCATTTTTGTTAATCCTGTTGCCATATTAGTTTCCTTTCAGTTGTTCATATAATTTAGGGTTTGTTTGCTTGAGTTCAAGGCGCTCCATATATGTCATTTCCTTAAATTGGTCTTTTGACACATCTGTCTTTGCGCTTGCACTCGGGTTATCTACCACCGTAAAAGTAGGTTTCTTCTCGGTAGTATTTGGAGCAGTTGCAAATTGAGGATATTTACCGACAACTTGCTTAATTGCTTCATCGATCGTCGTATCTTCATTGACTAAACGTTCCGATAAAGCAATAACATCGTCAACAGAGTCAGCATTAACACCTTGAGTCAAAGCTGACAGTTTGGCTTCAAGTCGTTTATTCGCATCTAAAACTGATGCCAATTCCCTATCTTTTGAAGCAAGTAGTTCTGTCTGCTTATCTGCTTCAGTTTTTTGCGACTCTTGCCAATCTTCATAAGCTTTCAGAGCTTCTTTGGCGGATTCTACATCAGCAAAGCCTAGGTCTTTAATTGCTTTAGCATACCCACTTTTGTGCTCTTTTTTACCCACACGATTGACATCTTCTTGGCTGAAAGTCTTTTCAGCTACTTCTTCCACGTTTTCGGTAGCGTGGTCTACTGTTTGTTCTTCTGCCATTCGGCTATCCTCCAATATTCAGCGATTGGTCGCTTATATTTCCGTTCTTTAACGCCTGCGGATAAAGGCATAAAGAAAACCACATCGAATTCGACACGGTTTACGGTAATTTACAGTTGTTTATAGCAGTCTTTCCTGCTGTCAAGATGTGGGCACCTCCTTACCGTTTCCAAAACGGCTTCTTAGTATTACTATTGGCCACTTGCTTCTCGATTTTGTCAAATCTCGAATTCGTAGCCTGTGCATTGCGTTTAACGGTTGAACGTAGCTCAGAAATTTCATTTGCCTGTTTGGCGTTTTCATCAAGTAGACTTTTAATGATATTCAACGCAATATCAACAGCTTCTTTAGTTCCCTGAACTTGTTCAATCAGTTCACGTTTTTTCTTCATACGTTTATTCATTGTGCACCTCCTTTCTATTTTTTCTGCAACAAAAAAGCACTTAGATTTCTCTAGGTGCTAGGATTTTACTAATTGTTTTGCTTTTTCGTAATACGGTTTAAGGAACTCTATAAAGCCTTGAGTATCGTTTGTATTATGCTCCTCAAGGAACATCATCAAATCGTAATCGTTCAGCATATCAAACATTTCAGGATTTTCCGATTCCCATGCATCCGCAAACTCTTCATCCTCACCGAACAAAGCATTGAAGTCAAATGAAAAATCCCAAAAATCTTCAAGCTGTCCGCTTACCGCTTGTTCCAACATATCTAAAACTTTTTGACTGTATTTCATTTTGGGGTAAATCCTTTCATATTTTTACGTTTCATCATAGTAACCACAATGTCGCTTTGAGGCTCCGTGATGTACAAAAGATGGTTATAATATCTGACATCTCGACCATCTCTATCTGATACATAGTTAGGAGGTAGAGAAAAAGCAGTTCTAACTGTCTCATAGTTGTATACGAACGTTCCGTTTTTGCGTCTCATACGCTCTATGTAGCGCGCTATCGCATGGTCTCCAAATACTATCCCATCTTTCTTGAAATTAAAGTAAGCTTCTACCGCCTGTTGCTTCTGCTTCTCAGTCAGTTTTTCTTGAATTTCTCCCTTGAAGTAGCTGACAATCCTATTGTCATATCTCAGAGACTCCTTTTCAGAGCTACTTAACGACTTGAAATCACTATAAGACTTGGGCGCTCTATCCCCTAAATTTTGTAGTATACCAGAATACTCTTTTTTCAACCGATTGTCAAGAACTTCGTAGGTATTTTTATACGTTTCCGCATTTCTGATATAACCTTCCCGGTTAATATTACGATACAAAAATCTGTGGTCATCAAGATATGTTTTATATTGACCCTCTAGAGTCAATCCTCTTAATTTATATTTTTGAATAAGCTCCTTGTCACCGATTTCACGAGCAATACGCAATTTTTCTTTATTCTTGCGTATTTCTCTTTCAAAGGCTCGTTGCTGAGCTTCTGCTCTAGCATTGTCCTCCGCTTGTTTCTGGGAGACACCTTTGAGATGATTCGGCAAATCTGGTTTCTGATTAACGCCAACAATAAACGGTGTTAAGTAGTGGCCGCAGTTTATACCAAGACAACCTCCTGCAGTTCCGTAACCGTAATCTAGTAGGCTTAGCACCCTAGTTCCATCTGCTTCAAACGCAGGACCTTTTGTGACAATCTGGTGTTGCAGTGGAGAACACATAGCTCTAGCGCTAGATTTCATCGAGTAGTAGAATGTTTCAACCCCAAACTCCTCTGCAGGACGTTCTCTCATATCTCGATAAACTCTTAGCGCTGTCGTTTTTATTATAGTCTTTGCATAAGTATCTGCACGCCAACGCCGACCTGCTTTGTCAGTAAAGCCGTAAAATCCTTTATCACTCCATTTTGTTAGAGTATCGTTCAGTGCTTGTTCTGCGGACTTACTACCCGATACCACGCTTGCGACTGTCTGTTCAATGATAGACTTATAAACGTTCTGCACACTTTGAGGTAAACGAGTATTGATTAGATTTCCAAGTTCTTGCGTTGTCTGATTGGCGTAAGATTCCAGTGCTTCCTTTACAACATAGCGCTGAGGCTCTATATTTTGACCTGTATCGCGTTTTAATTGCTCGTGAGTATCTTTGTATACCTTGTAGCCTTCATTCGAAATAACGTCACGTAGGACGCTCTCAGCGACCTCCGCACGACTGGCTATCAATTTCACATTGCTTTCTGTCAACATGTGCAGGTCGTTTATTTTTTCAAGTTGCCAAATATACGGCTCTCTTTGTAAGTCTGCCGTACCTCTTTTCTTCAATCTGCGAATAACATTGATGAACAAATCAATGGATAGCTGATGGTAGACATCGGCAACTTGATTCATCTCTAAGGTGAACTGTTCATCCCCTTGGTCAAACGGTAACTTACTCATCGTAGAGTTCCTCGTCTACTTCGCTAGAGTTAGGCTTCTCTTGATTAATCTGTCGGATAATCTCCTTTAGCTCATTATCAGCTAGGCCTAGAACTTTTTTCATTACATATTCTTTGCTGACGATGCCACTTGCAAGGGCCTTCGTCCAATAATCAAGCTCAGCATTTCGGTCTGTAAAGATACCGTCATCAAGGTTAACTTCAATATCTTTCAGTTCGGGAATATCACCGTCGTAAAGTTCTGCACCTTTAGCCAGTTCGCAGATAGACACGACTAATTCTTTTATAGACTGTTCCACCAATGCAACTATGCTGTTTCTTAATTGATAAGTGTCTGAGTTTTCCGATACGATTTCGGTGGCAGTTTTCATACTTTTTCCGTCAAAGGTAAACATACCAGTTGAGACACCTACTTGCATTTCTAACAAACTCAGACCTTCATTGATTGCTTTTATGTAATCATCTGCACGAATCGGAGTAGTAAGGTCTGTAATACCAATTCCTTTTTCTTCAGTCCCCAACATCTGATAGACATTCTGCTCTGCTTCAAAGCGTTGGACAAAACGAATGTCTCCATCTTCGGTCTGGACGTTCATCTTGATCATACTATCAGGCACTGCTATTCTACGCTGACCCATCTTAACTTCCCACATAAACTCGTCATAGGTAGTATTCAGAAAGTCGATTGTAGTCTTAGCGTTATCAAAGATGGACAAACCAAGCGGACTATCAATATCTTTGTTGTTCATTCCGGGCGTTTTTAGGTAAGTAAATAATGGGCGACTAACGTTTTTAACAAGTACCCTTTCCTTTAAATCTTCGTATAACTCTGACAAAGGAACACGGTCTCCCACAATTTTAGGAGTCTCAGAACGATAAAGCTCATTTGAAACATAATAGTCTTCCTCGTCCCATTCATGAAATTCTATCAGGGTGTAATAGAGTTTGGACTTACCTTTTCTTTTTGTTGTTTTGGTAACGATAGCCGCGCTCGACACATCTTGGGTATTTGACTGCAAGGGTAAGAAGACTGGTGCTTGAATAAAAGCGACACGAATTCTATTTCCCGCTATGTAAGGCCTCATAGCCAGCCCCCCTAAAGCCAGTCCGCTTTCAAGATAGCGTTCGAAATTCTTATTAAATCGATCGTTTAATAAAACTTCCTGAATAAAGTTATTTGTTTCGCCGTTGTTAACCGTGATTTCAGCTTGTTCGTTATAAACCAAACTTGCCAGTTTCTTAGAAACAGTCTTAGCTATCGGCAAATGTTGGGCAGAGCGCTTTTTCTTCTCCCCTGCTGTATTTTGATAAATAACATCGTCCCATTTACTCTCATAGTAGGTCAAATTACTTTGGATACGTGCATACTCATCGTGACTAACAGCAATTTTCGGATGGTCCACTATGCTGGTTAACGTATCTGTTGTTACCATGTATTTACTCCTCAAAAAAATGTTTTTTATAGATTGTACAATTCCCATTTATCGTCCTCTAAATAAAATTGACATAGCGTGTGACAAACACATTTACACTGTAGCGAAATTCATCCATTGCGTGATTGTCTTTATCAATAGGCTTACCATTATCATCACGACTGTACAAACCTACTTCTTTTAAAAAATAGTAGTGGTCGTACTCTTCTTCGTTATGTTCTACAAGGACAAAGCGTTCGTCAGATATAATATTCTGCCCACGTTCAATACCGACTTCAATACCTTTTGATTTGCTAGACACATCGTGAGAATTATTCATCGCCGTTCGGGTTATGATACCAACCTTGTGTAATTCTTCCCTCAAAGACTTACATGCAGGGTCAATCCAAACCTCTGTATAACGCATTTGATACTTAGCAACACACCATTGAATAAATGCCTTCAATTCCACGGCATACGTTGACATGGCTTTTACTTGTCCTGTATCAGCACCGCTATGATAATAATGGGCAACGCGATTAAGACGGAAACTAATTCTGCCATTTTCTCGGATTCTAGTCACGATATTACAAGACATAGAAGTCGCATCCGACTGACCACCATCCCCACAGAAATACATCTCGACAGGTTCGCCTATCAAGGTATCCTTGATATTCTTGTCCATGTCAAACAGGCCGTAGATAACGCCTTGCGGCATGACACGCTGACCAAGCACATCTCGTTTGTAAAGATATGGATTTTTGCGTAAGTTGTTGATGATTGATTGTTTCCGCTCCTCCGACAAAATAGGATTATCGTCCATGGTCCAATGAGTCCAGCGAGTGTTCTGCACATCGAACACATCTTTGATGACTGGGTGTTGCGGAGCTGGGGGGTTCAAGTCTGCCAAATGATAACGCAGTTTAGCTGCCCAAGTCCGCCTGAAACACTCTTGTATAAAGTCCATGTGCAAGAGGTTAATCTCACAAAAGACTACAGAACCCAAAGACATACCTGTAATAGCACCAACAGAGTTGACTTTGCCTCCACCTTTATAGTAAACCCGCTTCTGACCTTTTGGTGTATCTATCAGCAGATGGTCGCCGCGGTCATCGTGTTTGATCCAGCAATTCCCGTTGAAGATATGCATAAGACCGGTACCATCGCCATCAATAAAAAGTCGGTAAGCTTGTTCTTGATTGTATGCGGCAATTAGATGGTTCTCGTCTTCGCTTTGAATTAAGTATCTTGCGTACCGAAAATGACCGGCCGTGGTCTTTCCGCTACGAGGTGTACCTTCGTTGACTTCTAATTCATAATTAAAAGGACGTCTAATGATGTCGATTTGTTTAGGAGATAACTTATCAATCCTGACCATCGATTACCTCCAGTAATTTTTCCATCAAGTGTGTATCCGATTGAACACCCTTGATAGTTTCAATTTTAAGACGTAGCAACTCATTCTCCTGTTTGATTTTCTCGAGTTGTTCTTGGATAGGGTAACGTTTCAGTAACTCGCCAGCAGCTTTGATAACTTCTGCGATACTAGGTTTCTTCTGCACAGTGACGTACTCGCCTGTTACAGGGTTAAGCGTGACAACCTCTTCCGTCAGCTCCTGCCGAAGAATAGAAGTGAGAACTTGTAGGACCTCGATTGCGGTTGCTATTTTACTGCTTTCGAGTTGTTTCAATCGTTCGTCTATAGCTGATTTCAAGGCAGGTTTTAGCAGGTTTTCCTGCCCTTGGACTCGAGCTGCCTTTTTGCTATACCCTGCTTTTATCGCTGCCTCCGTCGCATTTCCACAGATGATGTACTCATCAATAAATTTTCGTTGTTTTATCGTTAACTTAGCAATTTTCCATCACCTCCAATCAAAAAAGCCACACGATTGTGTGACTGTATGCATATTGGGTCAGAGCGATATGCAATTCTCTGACCTCATCGAGCCAAGGACCTCTCAAGGGTTACTTGCTCTTGACACGGGAACAGCAGGAATCGAACCTGCACATAGCGTTACGCCGTGGACGTCACACGGACTTGCTCAGGGCGCTACCCTTGCCAATTTCCAATCTTGGCTCATGTTCCCAAAAGGAGAGTATGGGATTCGAACCCACGGACCGCACGTAGGCGGCCACCCGTCTAGCAAACGGGCGCATTCGACCAACTCTGCCAACTCTCCATAACAGGCAAGGCTTACTGCCTTACCCTTATTTCTTGATGATACTATAATAGCACGATTGTTTGACCAGTGCGCTACAGACTAGTTCACTTTAGTTCACTTTTGTCAATCACAGCACCTAGTTCACGGATTGCATCTTTCTTCTTTTTGTAGAAAGTAGTCTTGCTGCATTGTAAAAACTCAATCATATCATATACGCTTGCTTTCTGAATATACACCATCCTTAGAATTGTTCTACTTGCAGGTTTTAGCATTTTATCAATCAGCCTACTCAATTCAATTCTGCGTTTGATTGCTTCTTCAGTAGCATCCTTCATATACTCTTTCAAGGAATCTTGCATGCTAAAAATATCAATGTAACGTTCATCTAATTGAATCTTCTGACCACCTTGAACCTTATTCACGTTCATTTTAGGACTAGAAAGTAAACTAGCTTCAAGATTAGCAAGTTCATCAATTCGATTCTGTATCTCTTCATCCAAATTTTGTAGTTCATCAAGTAACTCTTTAGCCTTGTTCACTCTCTGTCTCCTTTGTGGTATAATATTGATAGCGAAAACCACAGCCTGGGCAGAGAGTGCCTTGGCTTTTTTGTTTTAGTAACGGTTCAGGATTTGTAACACTTGCCCGAGTTTCAACTGTACCGTGATTTGTTTTTCTTCGTAAGCAAATAATTTAGGAATTTTTAGATGAATTACCGTTTCATTTGGTCCTACCCATTCAAACATTTCAATATTGTCAATGAATTTGCTATCAATGGCGATATTGCCAAGTTGTATAAACCTTGGCAGGCCAGTCCTGGTCAATCCTTGTCTTCCTGAGTATGGATATTTTCTAGGTTTCATTTCAATCCCATCCTTTCATTATTCAGTTTTATAATCTTGAAATTCCATAGTATTCATAGCCACAATATTCAGAGCAAAAACCGTATGTGTTAAAATATTCGTCAAATACTCCGATTTTTTCTTTACAAACATGGCAATGCGTTCTACGGTATCTTTCTTCTGTGCTCAATCCATTCAGGATTTTCTTTTTACGTTGTCGCTTGTTCATTTGGTTGCCTCCTAAGCCTCAACTAGATGGTTCTGCGTCCTGATTTTTAAAAGCCATCTCAATATCATACTCAATCTTATTCTTGACTTTGATTTCTTTCCCTGCTATTTCAAGCGTGATTGATGTACCAGGTATATCAATTTTATTTTGCATTAGTAAAATTCTCCTTTTTGGTTAATCAGGTCTACTGTCCGTAGAAAGTTGAAAATGATTTTAGCTAAAAGTTTCATCTTGTTCTCCTGTTAAAATAGTTTTGTTTGTAGAGGATAAACCTCACATAGTCTGATCCCTACTGCCTGACAGTCATTTTTGATTGACTCCAGGCACATTACAAATTTCACACCATTTTTTGACTTGTCATAATGTGGGTAGGTGTATCCGTCATTTTCAATCTTGGTGATAATATCGCTTTTAGTTTTAGGTTGATACATTACCCAGTCTGACCACTCCATATTACCCTCATACTCATTCAAAGTTTGGACTAGGCAGATAGTTATATATGCCATACCTCAACCATGGTATGAGTCTATGCTCTCCCTCTAAAGGATAGAACATAGCCTCATGCCCATCTCTTACTTCTTCAAATTCTTCATACTGCTCATCACTAACCCAATAACATGTGTAAACATCAGAGTATTCTGGATACCAACGCTCACCACAACAAGAACAGTATTCCATATATTCAGGTTTTTGGCTTAGAATTTCTTCTAATCGCTCTAATGCCTTTGCCTCTTCTGTAGCTTCAATAATGATTTCAGACGTTACATTTTCATCAATTACAAAGTAACCTCCAGAATTATTTTGGTCAAAAACATAAAAATAAGTTTGTGCTGTTGTCATTTGTTCGCCTCCTTAATCTACTTCTTCTCTAAACTGCCAAGCCCACTCAAAATCCTCTTTGATTTCGGATTCGGTTAATTGGTTTTCTGGTTCATTTTTCCATTTATAGTTGGGTACCTCATCCAAAAAGATATCAGTTCCAATAAATACCTTTCCGTTTTCTTTATACAAGAATGTGGCAATATCTGGGCGATTTGGGTCAGGTATCTCCACCGTATACAGTTTCTCCTGCTTAATCTCGTAGCCGAAAAGCCAAGCGCAGGCGAATGTTTCTTGGTTTTCTGGGCGCTCTAACCATTCGCCAGTATCATTGTATTCATCGCAGTAATCCATTGCACGGAGCAATCCATACCCTTCTTCATTTTTGCAATATTCGATACTATCAGCGATAAACTTCGGCACCACAACCTTCTGTGGTTCATGGATTTGGTCAATCGTGTTCACAACAACTTCAAGTGGTACATAATCGACCTGTACATTTTCTACTATAATTTCGCCTGCTTTAAATATTACCCTCCCTCTGTTAGCTATTTTTATTTTTGATTGCTCAATAATCTCAATCGCTTCTTGCTTATTCATTGTTTCCGTCCTTTCAAATAATCAGGGATTGGGTCACCAACTTTGATAGCCTCATACTATTCTTTTGTGACTAAGAACTTACCATAGGCATGAGCCGTGACCGTGTAGCGTCCCTCTATGATTTCCTTGTCTGTAATTTGCCCCACCATCACACCGCCTGCATTATCTACCTGGTAAACAATCACTGGTTGTTGTTCATTTTTAGCGGCTTGATACCCTGCTTGGTAAATCATGCAGATAAATCCTAGAGTAGCAAGTAACACTATAATCATACTTGCTGTGAATTTTACCGTTTCTTTCACTCAACTTCCTCCATCCTAACGCTATACAACCGCTGACCTCGATACCTCGCCTCCAGACCAGCTTTACATTTCAAAGCATCAGATTCATTTTCGAAGTAATGCGTTTCATCTTCTAACATGTGATCAAATAATACTGTTACTGTATATGCCATTTTTACTCCTTTTTATTCATTTTTTTTGCATAAAGTTTCGCGGTTACAAGGTTACATCACTTTTCCAAAAACTTTTTTTATAAAAATCAAGAATCCTATTATACCGGGCTTTATAGCACTTGCTATTTTTATTAACTTAAATATTTATATAAATGATGTAACTAACAGTAGAGATGCCTTATAAACACAATATTACCAAGGGTTTAGGGCGGTTACACCACTTTTTTTATTTTTTCTAAAAAAAACACCTTTAAACCCTTGATACGATTGAGTTTTTCAACGGTTACATCATTGGTGTAACCTTGATGTAACTTGATGTAACCTTTTGGCTAAAAGTTACATCAAAACACGTTTTCGGTTACATCACTTTTTCTGCATATTATTTCCGGAAATATCCTCGAATTGCTTTGCCATTTACCTTCTTAACTTTGTACTCCCAATCCTGGTTGTTGTCCATAATCAACTTAATCTTTCGAGCTAATTTATCTCCTTTGGCGACATCGATGTCAAAAACATTCTTCAGGATCTGCTTCGATGACACACTTTCTTGCGGTTTGACACCTTCGTAAATAAAACCGGCATCATTCCGATATACACCATTGTTGAAATAAGCCCATGTGTACTGATGTTGTTGAACTACGGACATGCTATCCCATTCTTCCGGAACTAGCATATCCAAATAATCATAGATTTGGTTTTCTGCCTCATCGCGATAAGTGAAGCGTTCTTTATAGACTGCCAGCTCATCTTCGAATTCTTCATCGAAGGTCAACGTGAAGCCTTTTTTGTAAATTGCAACTGCCTCACCCCACAACTGCAGGACATCATTGTCCGTCATGTCGAAAGGCTTGACGAATTGTTTAGCTGCATCCACCAAGACCGGTAGGAAACGACGCTCACCAGTTTTATCACCCAGATACTCGACCTTGTTGCTAGTCCGAGCAATCACAAAGTTCTTGGGAAACTTTTCAGCACGTCGACCATAGGACCTACGGAATGTCAAATCAATCTTGGTTACAAAAGCCTTGAGTTCATCGAACGTTGTCTTCCTGCTGGCCACCATCTCGTCGTCATTGACGATCAGGGATTTTAGCATAATCTCGTAGTTGTCCTTGTCCATGAAATCCTTAGCTGAATCCGTGTACCAATCAACTGCAATCTTTTGCAGGAATGTTGTCTTACCAGCACCTTGGCCCCCGACCAGGTCAAGAGTGTAGTCAAACTTTACCCATGGATTGAAGACCTTGGACACAGCCCCTACAAAGAACATTTCTGCGATTTTCTGAACATAGATACTGTCCTCAGCACCAAGCCAAGTCTGAAAGACTTGATTCAAGCGTTCCTTATGGTCCCAACTATCATAGGCATGTTCCATGTATTCCTGGACAGGATTATAGGTTTTTTCAGCAAAGAATGCCTCAATGCCATCTTGCAAAGCCCTGGTCTTGAACACAACCTTGAAATGATTTTCTAAGTAAACACTTAGATAAGATTCAAATGCGGAGGGCAGCTGACCTTTCCTCATGCTGATAGCATCCAATTTGACATCAGCCACAATCTCATGTTCTCCAGTAAATTCATTGTGCCGGAGGAAGTCATTGAGCTTGTTATCACTCTTCATGGCCAACAGCACGTTTCGAGGACTGTCTGACACAATGGCATCAATCTCAACCTTTTCTCCGTTTTCATCCAAGACCTTTTTCTTCGTCCTGGTAAATTGCTTAATTGAGATATTTACAACATCACCAATCACTGCCACCTCCCCTCATGTGTTTTTGAATCATACTATCAACTGTCCGACTAAGCTCTCTGTCACTCAGCGGATCAGCAGAGTTATTATTCGCAATCCGTGCCAATTCCAAAACACAGTTTGGGTTAACACTTCTGGCCAATAATGTTCCAGCAAACTTTGCTGCCGTATCGTTTCGACTACCTTCCTCACCAAAGCCTTTGACAATCATTTCAAAAACCTCCGTGGTCCGATTTCGTTTACCAGCACCATTCCGAATTTGATAATAAATGTCATCAAGTTCACTCCGGTTGTTCTTTTTCAGATACTCCTGCTTAATGGCCATGACTAGTGCTCGACTAGCAGTGACCATGGTCCCGCCTTCTTTCGACTTTTCCAAGTCCCAGGCATACTCCCCTTTGGGTGTTTTTGATGGAGCAACCAGAACATAATTATTTGGATGGGCCTTGACATCGACACCAGGTAAAAAACCAATCATCTGCGTCATGGAAACATCTGGATGCTTAAAGTAAAAGATATGCTTGCCACCGCTGGCAGTCTTCGCCTGCAGTGTCGGAGTAATCAAATTGAGATGTTCCCAGTTGGCCAGACTCTCGTATCCATTATGTTTGCCGTGCAGGTCGATGTCGATTACGAAGAATTTATCAGTCCGGACAGCAATATTGCTATCCGGATACTGATTCCAAAAGTCTTCAATTTCCTGTGCGGTCATTGCTGGTTTATCAGCAAATTTAATCATCGGTTGTTTATTCGAAGGACTAATAGGAATTACACTGAAGCCCTTCTTTTGATAAGCTAAAGCCGCTTCTTTCATTCCCATCTAGCACCTCCTAGAACGGCAAATCTTCGTCTTGGATATCCATTGGGCTTGAATTTCCAAATAATCCGTCTTGAGAATTCGACTGTTGTCCACGACTTTCCAAAAGTTGGAAACTTTCTGCAACTACCTCAGTAACGTAGACACGTTGCCCTTGTTGGTTGTCATAGCTACGAGTCTGAATGCGACCTGTAATTCCAATCAGAGCACCTTTCTTAGCCCAATTCGCCAAGTTTTCGGCTTGTTGACGCCAAATGACACAGTTGACGAAATCTGCTTCACGCTCCCCATCTTGGTTTTTGAAGTTTCGATTGACAGCAAGGGTAAAAGTCGCAACCGCCTGGTTTGACGGAGTGTAACGAAGTTCTGCATCACGAGTCATGCGACCCACTAGTACTACATTGTTAATCATAATTTTTCCACCTTCAAGGCCTTTTTTACCAAATGTTCATCAATCATTGAGTAATCTCCTGGAAAAGATCTTTTTAATGGTTGAATGACTTTCTTAACAATTTCTTTCAAAGTCATACCCCAAATTCTTGAGTAAAAGAAGTCTTCTTTCGTGTAATTATAAACGCAGTCAATCTCTCCGCCTTTATAACATACGCCCCAAACTTCGCCTTTATATTTGTAAATCAAGATTTCGTCATAGGTATCACCTTGAATTTTGATTGGACGTTTTCGTCCGAGTTCTGTATATCCCATTATTCCATTCCCTTCGCTTTCTTAGTTTTTGCAATCAGATCTTGTGCTTCTTTCAAACGGTCGGCTGGAATACTTTCGATTTTATCCACACCAAGTTGGCCAATGAACCATACGCCAACCGTATTAACCGGACCGCCTGAAGCTTCCGCGATGTTTTTGATGTCTTCACGTAGCTTCTTCGCCTGGGCTCCCGTGATGTACTTAACACTGCCAGATGCGTTCTGGTTCTGTTTCGGATTTGATGTAGACTTACTTTGTGCTGCCTTCTGAGCTTGTGCTTGCTTTCCAGTTTGGTTCGCATATTCGTCCGTATCAGGGTCCTTGTTATCATCAATGGCAAACAACCCGTTAAGAGCATATTTTCGAGCGTAACTGGATGCAGTTCCGGTGATCTGGCTGCCATCCATACCTTTCTTTGTATCTTCTTCCCTTGCTGACGCTTGGGCACTGATTGAACTGCCGCAGGCAAATAATGTTACTGTAGCACGAACATAGTAGCGGTCCCCAATCTGTTCGATATCGTCATTTAATACCAGGGATGCATCATGCTTTTTGAGTAAAGGCTTTAGTGCCTCCAAAATATCCTCTGCACTACGATAGTTGTATTTTCCGAAAGAATTATACTGTCCTTTCGGTGCAACCAGCTCTGTCTGAATACTGCACAGGGTTGCAAATATTGGCGATTCTTTTACTGTCATGTATTCTCCTTAATCATAAATTTCTTGCCAAGGCAATTTCATGCCTGCTTTCTCTTCGAATTGTTTAGCATACTCAACCGCAACATCGCTGGTCAAATTTTTCAAAACTTTACTGCGTAATTCGTGAGCCTTAATCCGTTCACGAGCTTTAAGCTCTCCAGAGTTCAAATCCTCTGTCAGTTCGTAAAGTTCCTGAACATAGAACCACGTTTTCAACCTTCCTAGTTCGTTACGTTTTAAAGTGTCCGCACTCTTAGAAGACCGAGGTTTTAATAACTTGATATTTGAGAAATTATCCCCATACGTTAATTCCCCTGCACGTTTCTTATTGTTTAGCTTCTGGGTAATTCTCCTGCGAGTGAAGAAATCAAATTCCTCACACAAAATTTCAATGGTCAATTTTCCGTGTTTATCCAACAAGTCATGTAATGTATCTAACGAAAACTGCTTTTCTTTTTGCTTACTCATTAACTTCTTCTCCTTCCTCCATAAACATATCTAACATAAACTCAATCAAATCATTAGCAAATACGGACAACAAACAAGCGTGAGCCTCAAAGAATACATTTGCTTTCTGCTCGTCAAAGTCACGATTGATAACGATTGAGATAAGATTATCCCACTGCATGAGTTGCTCTGATTGTCCTTTTTCTTTGAACGCGAGGTGGATATGATTGATAAGTTCTTGATTTTTAGCCATAATAAAAACACTCCTTTTGTGCATCTTGAAAAGAAGTGTCCACTCGTGATATAATAGATTTCACGGAGTTTTACACTTCGGGGCGACAGCTTAGAACCGTCTGATTGGCGTTAGGGGTTCTAAGTTGTTTTTTTATTTTAGTAACTCAACCGCTCTGCGAATTGCTTCCGACTTTGTAACTTTTTGAGTTTCGCAATAACTTTCAAATTTCTCGAAAGTTTCTTGTGTCATTCTCACAGTTACACGTTTGTCTTGTGGCTTTTCAGCTTTGGGACGACCTACTGTTTTTCTATTGTCAGTCATGGTTCACCACCTTTCTGTCTGACAACAATTATTATAATTCTTGTCAGACAAATTTGTCAAGTGTTTTTATTAAATTTTCAAAGAACATTTTTACTACGGCTATTTAACTGCTATACACCAAGCTTTTTAGCTAGGTCATTCAATTTAGTTTCATCGTTTTTGGTAGGCATTGTCTGCCATTTTTGTATTGTACTCATTTTTTTTGCTCCTTTGTTTTTAAAAATAAAATTCTACGACCCTAACATCGTGCTGTTGACGACTACCAGTAATCCGCCAAAGAAGTTGCCGATAGTCATCGTAATCTCCGTCACTAGGCTGGGACGGATCCAGAACTACAATTGTTTTAAAGCGATGCTGAAGTCCATCGACCCCAACTCCTAATACTTGGCTAGTGGCGACCATGTTGGTCCTATCATGACCTTCCTTCTTGTCACCTGTCCAAATACCAATTTCAGGATGTCGCTCATAGATGACCTCGACAATCTGCTTGGACTTACTGACAATTAACATTTCCGATTGCTTGGCCAAGAGAAGGTCTAGTTGAAGTAACATTGGTGTATCTGCATTTACCGCTTTAAGCTTCGGAAAATCAACTTCAAAGCCTGTCTGGGTCAGATACCTCTCGAAAGTCTTGCGACCGAATGACTGCTTGGCCATAGCATACTTACCATTCTTTCCGACGATGTTCAACCGTCGCAGTTGATCAAGTTCTTCTGGATTTGCTGGCAGGCACCACATCGGCTCAAAGATGACTTCAAATCCATTGTTTTCCTCAGCTCCCTCAATTTCCTCAATCTCTTCCCAACGGAAAAAATTTGGCAACCCTGACACATAACTTTCATAGTCACGGAAGTCTTCCCACTTTTCCTTTGAGTAACTGAAACGGTCATACTTCATCTTGCCGTGCTGTTTCTGCCAATCAAATTTATTGTTTGGCTCAGCCTGGCCAAAGATTGTTTTTTCTAGCGGATAGAAGTTTTGACCTTTCTTTCGGATTGGAGTTGCAGACAAGCCGATTGAATAGTCACGTCGGATTTTCTTGTAAGCTTTATAGTTAGACTCGCTGGACATATTCTGCCACTCATCAACGATTAAGACATCAAACTCCAGGACCTCACCGCTTGCTACGATATTCTGCATTCGCTTGTCTGTCATAGCTTCCAGCTGGAAGTCTTGTGAGTAGAGCTTGTTGTGAGTGTCAATCCAGCCATTCAGTATTGACAGTCGATTGTTCAGGACCAAGACCTTCTTGGCACCCTTGTGCTTGGCAATCTCAAAGGCACAGATAGTTTTCCCACGACCACCAAGACCTTCCAAAAAAATTCCTGGACAATCTCGGTCACTCCGTTTCACGGCCTCAGCTTGCCATTTGCGTAATTCGATTTCCAATGTCTTGAATAACCTCCTCGATGTCTTTTCTCTGCGCCCAGAATAGTGCCAAGCGAGCAGCAGCCCTCACATCCTGATGATGTGATTTGTCAAAAGTCCAAAGACCAAGCTCCCTAAGTAACTGATCAGGAATATCTGACACATAGCCAGCGTTGCGAACGAGTTCCACGTTGGGAAAGCACGCTTGAACAGCTTCTACGGTCTCAGCGACTGAGTTATCTCGAGAATAATCATTGTCACGTACCTGGTATTCTTCCACGATAGCAACATCGTATTCCAGGTCACGACCAATTTCACGAAACCACCGGCTGAAATTCCTGGCACCGAACGGAACTATCCAATAGCTCACTAGACCTGCATTATCTAGTAAGACTATTCCTGTTGTGGATGTCTCTATTCGGTTGCTTGATGGATCGATTGAAAGGATTCTCACTTAATCACCAACTTTTCAGTCCGAATAAGCTCCGCACCTTTGATTTTTTTACCAGACTTCAGCAATTCTTTAAGCGCGGTCTTGTCCGGTTTTAATTCAATCTTTTTAGCAAAATATTTCTTAGGCAATAGATCTTCATCCACCTGGACTGATTCAGGATTTCTCTGCACTTTCAAAGTCAAGGCGCCACTTCTAACTTCTAACTGACCTGTCACCGTCATAGCTGTCATGATGTTCCCCTTGATATAATCAAGTTTCTTCTGTGCCGCTTGTTTCTTAGCTTTAAAGTTTGCTTCCTCAGCTTTATACATGGCAACATCAGCTTCTAAGTTCTTGATGATATGAGCATAGCCTTCAGCTTTCTCTTCAAACTGTTCCTGCCAATCCAGTGACTCTAGCGTATCTGCTTTTGTTTCGTCGTCAATATCCATCAAATAGATGTCTAGATACTGCCCTGTTAATTCATAAAGTGTTGCCATTTGTAATTTCCTTCACCTTTCTTTGCAATTGTACTAGGCCAATCGCTGCCTTCGTAGTTTCTGGATCGCTATCAAAATACCTATTCTTGTTCATTTGGGCTATATCCGACCGATTAACACAAGCCAGGTTTGAAATGTCAACGTTAGTTTTGTCGCCATCCAAAAAGACTATTATATGCCCTTCTGGTACCGGTCCGTGATGTTCTCTCCAAACCAGCAGGTGCACCCGCTCCCAAACATTTGGATCCGCGATTTTAATCTTTAAATAGCCATCTGTGGTCATATTGACTGTTCCAACTGGATGATAACTATTCGGAATTCTTCCCTTTTTGAATTGGCCGCTGTTTGGTGGCATGTTCGGAAATTTCTTGCCTTTATTATGCGGGATTAGACCTTTTTTAAAGTGACCTGTCAAACCTGAGTTTAATTTATTATTTCCTCGGAATCGTTTCATCTGCAGAGCTGTGAAAGATGTCCCGAAGTGTTTATTTACCAAGTCTGCTACTTCTTGAGAGGTTTTGCCCTTGTAATTTTCGAAAATGAAAACCTTCATCTCATCTGTATAGATTTTCTTACCCATGAGTTACTCCAAAAGGGCAATGCCGGCGCTGTTGCCAGTCTCTGCTTCCAATTTTTTTGCATCAATAGCCAATTTGCCAACCGACACTATTTGGCCAGCCACTGAAACCATGGCTTTGGACCGTTCGATTTCGATTTTCAGTTCATTTTCTGAGAGTTCCCTATCATCCAAATATTCCAATTGAGCGAATAAGGTATCGGCTAGATTTGACATTTTATTTCTAACCATAGGCACCTCCTAAAATTTCTTCTTTTTCTGCGATACGTTGCAGACGTGCATTTTCATCAACCAACTGTTGATTGACTCGTCTGTATTCGCAATTTTCTTTATCAAGATCATTTACCATACCACGAAGAATGGCATTTTCACGCTCAAGTCGATCAATTGTCTTAGCTGGTAGGTCAATGCCATAGCTATCGACTTGATTTGTTCTAAACAACTTACTAAGCATGTCTGCCCCACTTTCTAGGCGTCCGAGTTGGTACCTCATCAGCAAACTGGATTGGTTCCCAATTGGCAAGTGTTTGTTGAGCACTAGATTTCTGCGCTAACCGATCGGCTTCGACAGCTCGTTCACAAGCCATAGCGATTTTGTAGTCGAGCAAAAGCTCCTGCTCACGTTTCTTGCGTTGCTTTTCCGCCTTCCGCTGTTCTACTACTGCTGCCGTCAAAATCGGCAGAGCGAAAATTCCTAATGTAAATATCGCTTCTGTCATATCAACTTCCAATTTACACGCATCCACTCAACCACCGCATCTCGTGGAAATCGTGGGTGCGACCCTTTCTTATCAATTCTTGGGAAATCCTTCAGATGTGACACCCTTTGGAATTCCGTCTCATTTGCAATACCCAACAACTTCTTGCACTGCTTGCTGTTGAGTAGCAAAGGCATTGCAAGCTCTAGGTTAAATACCTCGAAAACCTCTACCAGTCTGACTTTTAGCTGACTGATAAATCGTGATATGAGGCTTTCAGCAATGTCATCCATCTTGTCAAACCTCGCTTTCGTGTGTTATAATTTAAGTGATTTTTTTAGTAAGCTCCTGACTTCGTCATGGGGCTATTTTTATTAACTTTTTGCTAATTCATCCAGACTCACATCAAGAGCCTTGGCAATTTTAACAACATTACTAAACATCATATCCTTCTTCTTCCCAGATTTTAGTTCTGCCAACATCGTATAATTGATACCTGCTTTCTTTGCTAAAGCGTAGATAGTCATTCCTCGGATATTAGCAAGTTCTTCGATTTTCTCCCACATCTTCAAAACCACTATATATAGAGCTAAATCCGTCTTTAGACTGATATTTTTCCTATATATAGACCTTTCTATATATTTTTGTTACTATCGACTTATGACAATCAGGTAAACAAATCCAACTTTAACTACCAAATCAAGTGATTTTCTCCTGTGCGTCAAATATTAAGGAAAGGAGAAGAAGTATGAGCAAGTTAAGTCCAAAACCAAATAATCAAAAAAAGCTTAAGACTTGGGCAGATTTGGATAATCAATTAAAATTTGCTTTTGACGAACGATTATCAAGTCCGATAACATCTATAAATCCAAAACTCTATGCGATGCCTGTTGAAGAAATAATTCAAGAATTAGAGAAGAGTGGATATACTGTCATTGAGCATGGCGGTTCACTCGTTATAAAGTAGCGCTAACTTCTCTTCAATAGAAGTTATCTGCTTTTGTAAAATTTCTAAACAATCTTTTTTCCAAGCTTTGACTATTTCTGTGGTCGAAGCTTTTTTTCCTTGATACGGATAACGTTTTGGTCTCATCCCCCTTCTCCTTTCCATAAATAGCAGAGCTGTACCGCCCTACTCCTCTCTCAACTTCTCCGCCAGCACCAACCGCACATAAGCCGCCATCGACAGCCCCAGACGCTGGCACTCCACCCCCAACCGCTTCTTCATCTCAACCGACAAAGACACATGTATAGACGTCATGGTCACCCCTCCTTCCACCTGTTAGTTAAAGTTCTTGAAGAAGTCAAGAACTTTTTATACAAGTATTGTATAAAGTTTGACCAAAGACTGACCATTGGGGAAATAGCAGAGCTCGTAAGTTTACTTGAGAAAAAATCAAGTATTATTTAAAAAGTTAAGCTCCTAAGAGCTCACTTGATTTCACGCCGTAAACCTCATAAATTTTTATCAGATGTTTAGTGCTTATTGTAGTAATATCTTTTTCCCAAGCTGAAACTGTCTGCGCCGATACACCGATAGACTTTGCAAAATCTGCTTGGGTCATCTTATTATTTTTAGCCCTCAACTCTGCGATTGTAACTGTAGGTTTTGGCAATAACCCTCACTCCTTTCCTTCTTTTTCCTTTCTGAGTTTCTCCAACTTTTTATCCAAGTACCACTTTGTGATGTGTCTACCTATAAACATGAGAACCCATAAACCTGCTAGCCAATACAACATTGCTTTTTCTGGCAAATGGTGGTATACTCAAATAAGAGGTTGGGGCTTTCGCCCCTTGCTCTTACTTTTTATTTGCTAGTTTGTAGTCTAGAATTATCTTGATGAGCATTCTAGTTTCCCTAGCCAAGCCTAACACTATCAGAACTGTACCGAGTTCGTCAGGTGTTAGGCTTTTTATGATGTCAACCACCATTTGCCGTTCCTCCTGTTTTATTTTTAGGGGTTAATTCCTTAACCTTGACTATATTGTACTTGATTTTTTCTCAAGTGTCAACACTTTTCTTGAATTTTTTTCAAGTTTTTTTATATTTTCTGTTGTTTTAGTTGATTATCTTTCAAGTCTACTATATAATATCATTAACAAAATAGAAATTTAACCGAGGTAGAATATTATGGATAAAAAAATTATTATTGGTCAAAGACTACGTGAACTTCGGCTAAAACATAATCTTGAACAAATCGAAGTAGCACAAAAACTAGGATACAAATCTGATACGACTATTTCAAAGTGGGAAAACGGAAAAAACTTGCCAACAGGGAAAAAACTCATTCTATTAGCTCAATTATTTAACACTACTACCGATGAAATTCTCCTCGGAGAAACCACCCCCACCACAGCCCCTAACAGCCTCATAGAGCAGATTTCGGACAAGGTGGCATATTTAGACCAAGAACTTAAAGAGCCACGTCACAGCGCATGGATAAGCCACGGAGAGCGTTTGTTGAGCGAACAGGCAAAAGAAAATACAGTGAGCGAACTGCAAGCCACCTACCACACCTACAACTACTACGACCAACCCGCTTCCGCTGGCACAGGTCAGTATCTGAATGATGTAAAGGTTGAAACAATCGAATTACCTATAGAAGTGGACGCTGACTTCGTTGTACCCATTTACGGAGACTCCATGGAACCAGAATACCACTCAGGCGATTATATATTCGTCAAACTATCTGTAGATCTATCAGACGGCGACATCGGAGTATTTGCCTATAACGGCGACGCCTACATCAAACAACTCCGCATCACAGACCAAGGCGCCTATCTTCACAGCCTGAACCCAGACTATGACAACATCCCCATCACAGCAGACACCGACTTCCGAACCATTGGCGAAGTCGTGGAGGTGTATAGGGAGAAACGACCCCTGTGGTGATTGAGGAGTTTAATAATTTGATTTGACAATAACGCAAGGAATAAAAATGTCATGAAGAAAGAATTTATTGAAAAAATTCAAGATGTGAAACTGTATCATAGCGATGATGCTAATACACCGCTTGGTGTCGCTTACGATATATCAAAATTTCCAGTAGATTTTGGGGTAACTTTTAAAGTATTCTTTTTTAACCTCGTACCCAATAAAGACTACGTGATTGTACTATATTACATTGCTGGCAACAAACCTGAAGAATTGCACCTGCTGAACAATGTCACTCTCAACGTCCAGTCCGGCGACATGATAAAATACCAAGACGGCTATGGGCTTGCATTCGGAACCTTCTCAACAATCTTTCCAATCGATCAGGAAGGAGAGTTAATGATAGTTCTTGAATTACGAGCTTTAGACAATATGGAAAGAATCTTGGATACCTATAGTACATACATCACGTTCGAGGAGAAAGCGAAATAATGACACTCGAAAAAGTAATCCCAATGAAAATAACCAATCCGAACAACTTATCTGTACCAGTACAGACTACACATGATATAATAGAATCAAGAAAACAACAGGAGGATTCTATTATGCCGCAAGAAACATACACAAAATCTGAAATTGATTTGAAGTTCGATAAAATCAGCACTGATATTCAGCATAGCTCGGAAAAATCGGATTTAAAATTTGATGCATTGACCAAACAAGTAGATTTAAAATTTGATAATTTTGAAAATAAGTTAGAGAATTTATTTGCTAATCTTAAAGTTGAGTTAGCCAATGAAAAAATAGAATCTCTAGAACAAGCTCGTAAAGATAAGCGAGAGCTTATTTTATGGTCTATAGGAACAGCAGTTGCTATTTTAGGAATACTCATTCCTTTAATTTTGAACAAATAAAAAATCCCCACACTCTCCTTACCATCGGCGAGGTTGTGGAGGTGTATAGGGAGAGGTAGGGAGGAAACATGGAACAATCAAAAATTTATAGAACCAAAGAAAAATTCGATAGCATAGTCAATCAAACCGAAAATGAATTCATTGATTACTGGTATGCCCGTGACCTTATGCCCCTGCTTGGTTACGAACGTTGGGAGAATTTTCATAAAGCTATCCAAAGAGCGATGAACTCCGTAGAAACCAGTGACACCAAGGTGTCAGATCATTTTCGTGAGGTCACGAAAATGATAACCATAGCCAAGGGCGGACAACGTCCAGTAACCGATTATATGCTTACTCGTTACGCTTGTTACCTTATTGCCATAAACGGAGACACTAACAAAGAAGAGATTGCCTTTGCTCAGTCCTATTTTGCAGTCCAGACCAGAAAGCAAGAATTGATTGAGGAACGACTCCACTATATTGAACGCACAGAAGCTCGAGGTAAACTCAAAGAATCTGAAAAACGCCTATCACAAAACATTTATGAAAGAGGTGTTGACGACAAAGGATTTGGACGTATTCGGTCAAAGGGCGACACGGCACTATTTGGAGGACATAGCACGCAGGAAATGAAAGAACGTCTTGGTGTCAAAAGCAACCGTCCACTAGCTGACTTCTTACCAACTCTGACCATCGCAGCAAAAAATCTAGCGACCGAGATGACAAATTACAATGTTGAAGAAAACAACCTCCATGGCGAAAAATCCATCACAGATGAACACGTTTTGAATAATACAACTATCCGAAGCATGCTTGAACAACGTGGTATCAAACCAGAAGAACTCCCTCCAGCAGAAGACTTGAAAAAGTTAGAACGCAAAGTAAAACAACAAAACAAAAAACTTATCAAAGAAGCAGGGAAATTACCTTAAACAAAAAACACACTCCGAACCATCGGTGAGGTCGTGGAAGTGTATAGGGAGAAGTAGGAAGGAGATTTGTATGAAAGAAAATCCATACTTTGAGAATGCCAAACAGAATTACATCAAAGTAGAAAAATTATACAAACTTGGCAAGGCAAAACACACCTCCACCAAATACCGCTTCCTAGCCCCTGCTGTCAAAAGACAATCAGAGCAGTATCTTTACGAGGCAGAAAATCCCAAAAGGAAATATTGGAAGTTTAATCGTGGTTCACTAGTCTTTGTTGAATTTGGAGTAAACGTTGGTGGAGAGTTGTCAAATAATCATTGGGCTATAGTACTTGATAAAACAGATTCACCGTACAAAAAGACATTGACAGTCATCCCAATCACTTCCAAAGAAAATGACAACACTGTTCCGTTACAAGAAATAATTGGTCAACAATCATTTAAGTACATAGACAAAGAATTTGCTAAACTAGAACAGAAGATAACTGAGGAAAACACTTCAAGTGAGGAGTTCCAACTCACCATTTCAAATCTAAAAGAAGTCATCGACTACTATGGTAAATACCTCAAGCAATCATTCGCAAAATGCGACAGCCTACAAACCATTAGCAAAGATAGGATACTCAAAAAGAACCCCTTAGACCCTGTAGGAAAGATAAAAGTATCACCAGAAACTCTTGACGCCATCAACGCAAAAGTTAAAGAATTGTATTTCTAACCAAAATACTTTACAAAAATCAAAAAAAAGTATAAAATATGACTGTATTAGAGGTAAAGCCTCATAAAGTTTACATTCGGGATTTAGTCCCATACCGTACGGCAGTCATGTTTTTCATGGCTGCTTTTTTGCTATTTTACAAAAAAACAAAAAAAATCCCACACTCTCCGCCGACCAAAGCTTGAGTGTAGGGTAATTCCGTATAGTAAAAACCTGCTTTGCAGTAGGTCTCTTTACTATACCCATTTTATCAAAATAGAAAGGGGAAATCAATGGCATATTTTAGAAAAAGGGATAACGGATGGGAATACCGTATCTCCTATAAAGCCCCAGACGGCTCATATAAGCAGAAATCTAAGTCCGGATATAGAACCAAGGCGGAGGCTGTTCAGGCTGCCTCACAGGCTGAAATAGAGCTGTCTAGCGGCATTGTGGAAGATAAGAACATTACCCTTGCGGAATACTTTGAAAAGTGGATGCTTATCCACAAGAAGCCTCATGTCGGACCAGAAACGTTTGGCAAGTATGAATATACCCTTAAGTTAATTACTAGATATTTCCACGAAACGAAACTTTCAAAAATAAACGCCACTTCCTATCAAAACATTATAAACGAACTGGCAAAATGTTATGTGAAAGATAGTGTCAAAAGGTTCAATTCGCATATAAGAGCAGCAATTAAAGTTGCTATCCACCAAGGGATTTTAAAAAAAGATTTTACCGAAATTGTCAAGATTTTCTCCGATGTCGAATCCAAGAAAGAGGAGGATAAGTACTTGGAACTTGATGAATACGAACAAGTAATCACAGATTATCGAAAGACAATTAAGTACCAGTCCCACTTCTTCCTGTACACTATCGGAAAAACCGGACTTCGTTTCTCGGAAGCAGCAGGCATTACAGAGCCTATCGTTGACCGCGAAAATATGTGTTTACGAATCCGCAGGACTTACAAGGTTTACGGAAAGAAGAAAGGTTGGGGACCTACTAAGAATCCGCAATCAGAACGAGATGTGCCATTTGATAGTGAGTGGCTGAAAGCATACGACGAGTACATGAAAGTTGGATATATAGACAATCCAGATAAAAGATTGTTTACCAAATTGACAGGGACTGGCGAAAATAAAATTTTAAAGAAAAAGACACGTCAAACATTTAATGTACACGGCTTACGTCATACCTATGTTAGCTGGCTGATCTATCATGACGTGGACGTTGTGACCATTGCTAAGTTAGTAGGCCACAAGGATGCGACCGAAACATTGAAAACATATTCGCACTTATTCAAGGCAAAACAAGAAGAATCATTCGACAAAGTCAGAAATTTAATGGAAAAATTTGGGGCGGATTTGGGGCGAGAAAGTTAAAAACCCTTGTGTATCAAGGGTTTTTGTTGTATTTTCATCTCCCCTGCAGGAATCGAACCTGCAACTAATTCTTAGGAGGAATTTGTTATATCCATTTAACTAAGGGAAGTCTGCTTCTCTATTGTACCCCAGAAGAGAGCAGATTGCAAGAGCAAGGTTATATAAGTTTTTTCAAATTTTTACAAAAAGCAGAACCTACTCTAAGATGAAACACAATTGTTTTTATGCATTTCTCTCATGATAGTCTCTAAAAGAAGTAATTCTAGAATGTACTTCGAAAGTTTGTCGTTTTTATGCTTGATTCCTACTCCCCTTCCTTACGTCTCACTGAGACAGCCATTCCGAGTGAAACTAAGCCACCCAAGCTAATAAGAAGTGAGCCTAGGGCTTCTTGACCGGTATTTGGAAGTGTTTGATTTCCTGATGCTTTTTCAGTTTTCTTATTTGAAATAGGAGCCATACTTCCAGATGGTGCCGGTTGCTCGTTTGCTTTCTGATTTGTTACACTATCGCCACCGTCATTTGCTTTCTCAGGTGTTTTCGCATCAGTAGTTGTCCCAGCATTATCTTCTTTTTCTTCTGCTTTTGGTTCTTCTACGTACTTCTCTACAAATGCTTTTCTACCTGGAATTGTTGCACTAATGGTTTGACCTGCTTTTTCTAAATCAGTCAAGTACTCCACAAATACTTCTGTATCTGGATTGATAGCACCAATCAGTTTAGCTTCTTTGAAAATCGAGAAGCCATCCCCACCACCAAATAAGAAGTCGTTGATGACAAGTGTATAGGTTTCTGTCGGAACAATCTCCGTCCCATCTTCTTTGAAGGCTTTAACAACCTTATAAGGATTTTCTTCCGTTGGATTGTCAGCCTTCGTGTAGATATATTTAATTCCAGACATTTGAAGGAAATATTTTTCACCTTCATCATATTGTTGATTTAAGGCTGTATAAATCTGCTCACCGGTCATTTGAACGACTTGTAGGATATTCCCAAATGGTTGAACAGCCTGTGCTGCTCCCCAAGTAACTGTTCCATCTTCTTGGACCTTCAAATCTGCCCGAATCCCGCCATCGTTTGTCATTGCAAAGTCAACATCATAACCCGATTTCTTAGCGATAGCTAATTGAGCCGATGTTACTAGATTACCTACAGCACTTTCTTTAAATTCATTCACTTCGCGTGAAATATCTGTCGCTTGACTAGCTGTAGCAATTTTTTGCTCTGTTACTTTTTTAACAATGGTATTTGCCTCATCTACAATTGCCTGAATTTCCGGACTTGGTGTTTTCTGCCCTGGTGCTACTGCAATAATTTTCGCAGTCGGAACAGCTTTAAAGTCGGCAATATCTGTATCATAAACAGCCCTAACATCTGCGTAAGCCTTACCTTGTGAGGTAGCTTGAACAATCAAGGTTTTGCCCGTTGTACCGTTTGTATAGACATGGTTATGGCCAGCAAATACAAGGTCAACTGAGTGTTCAGGATAGATTTCATTTAGCTTAGCAATCATATCTGCAGCTTCGCCAGCAGCCACACCATCCTTGCTTGTAGCCGGAACGTGAGCCAGTACAACTATCGCATTTACACCTTTTTCAGCTAACTCACGCGCATATTTAGCAATCGTCTCTGCCTCATTCAAAAAAGTGTACTGCTCATAGTTTTTCTTCAAAACAAGATTAGGAATTTCTGTCGTAACTACACCAATAAAGCCAATCTTAGCTTCCTTATCATTCACGGGAATAGTCTTAATAGCGTAGGGCTTCCAACCATACGGAATTTCACCTGTTTCTTTGTCAATAACGTTAGCAATAACAATCTCCTGTTTAGCAGCTTCACGAGTATAATTATCTACAATCTCATTAAACTGACCTTTTTTTGGAGCTTCACCAGTCATGATACGGTTATACTCATCAAGTCCCTCATCAAACTCATGGTTCCCCAAAGTCCCGTATTCAACATCCATTTTATTAAAGACTTTTACAGTTGGTTCATCTTGCAAAAGTCCAGAATTCGATGGACTTGCACCAACCATATCCCCAGCTTGAACACGGATAGACTCTGCAGGTGTCTCTGTTTCTGCTGCTGTTTCTTCAAATTCTGCTTGTGAATCATCCATGTAAGCATCAAGTAAAGCGGCAGTTCCTGCATTACGAACTGTTTCCCCTTCCAATCGCGCTGTCCCCGTCATATCAAGCGCACCATGGAAATCATTAACTCCCATAATTTGGACAGCTAATTCATCTGCCAAAACAGCTTGTGTTGCAATAACACTAAAACCAGCTACAAGAGCTAGTATACTGCTTTTCAACCGAATATTCTTTTTCAT